CAAAACCATATTCACTGGCAAAGTCCATTGAACTACTATGCATTACTCTATCTGCTAGACCTCTGGTCTTGATTATATAATTAACCATCTCAGGTGTCTTTGCAAAACCAACACAATTAAGTTCCATAGCAACATCATCTCTACCACCGTAAAACTTAATACCACCATTATCAGCACTTATAAAATCTATCTTTGTCATCTAGCTCTCCTTGTTTCTAACTATACATATATAATAACATAGTTTGAATATAAGTCAACCTTTTTATTGTAAAAGAATAAAATAACCATGGTTGACACTAACTATATACATGTTATACTCTGTAAACAGTTAGAACTATAGGAGCATTTGATGGCAAAAGGCAAAAGTTTAATGAAGCCAGGCACTCGTAAGAAAAAGCCAGTTATACGAAAACAACGTAGTAAAGCACAAGATCCAAGTTGGGCAAGTGCATTGGACATGAGCGGCGAAGCCTATCACAGGCATAAACGTGCTTCTGTAGATTGGTACTACCATGAACGTAAGCCAGTTGAACTTTTTCCAGACTTACTAGCATGGATGAAAGAAAACAACTATAGCAAAGAAGATATTGCCACAATGAAACGACATGGGCATAATGGTATGATATATGCCAGCATATATGCAAGATGTCTAAGACAAGGCATGCCAGATATACACCCCGAGCACAATGCTTATTGGCAAACGTTGCCAGGTACAATTGGTGATGTACATCCTACCAGTGATTATATTAGGAAAAGTATTGCCAATGCCATAGAACGCACACCACCTGCACCAAAACTTGTTGTAGATAATACAAAACCAAAAGTCGAACGCAAAACAATACAAGAAAACATGCGGGATAAAACCATGGATATCGAAGGAGCAGTACACGAACTTGTTGATGAATTTGTAAACAATGATTACAAAGATCCAGACAAATATAGTGTAATGAAACTTCTTAGAGAAGAAGGTTGTCCACCACAGACTATTGATATAATCTCTGATCCTCTCAAAGCACAACTTAGTGAAATCAATGAACTTATGAATCCTCCTAGTAAAAAAGAACAGGCTAAAATGTCAGAACAAGAACTTGATATGATAGCACAATTAGATGAAGGCTACAGTTATTTAGGAAAGTTACAGATACGCAGTTTGCAAAAGTTTTTAGAAAGAGCCGTTGCTGATTGTGCCAGTTATGTACAGGTTAAAAAAGCTGATAGAGCACCAAGAGTTGCCAAACAAAAAACACCTGCACAACTGGTACGTAATTTTAAGTACCTTAGACGTTTTGATGAACTAGAACTTACAAGTATTTCACCAGAGAAATTAGTTCATGGATCTGAAGCATGGCTATACAATACAAAAACACGAAAGTTGATTTATGTAGTTGCTGACGAAACAATTAAAACCTACAGTATTAAAAGCAATAGTGTAATAGGTTTTGACCCAAACAAAAGTGTACAAAAAACACTTCGTAAACCTGCTGAGCAACTAAAAGAACTTATGAATGGCGGCAAACCTAGTAATCGCAAACAGTTTGCCAGTATCAAAGCAACTGAAATAAAGTACAACGGCAGAGGCAACGAACATGTTGTAATACTCAAGGCCTGGTAATTTGCATAAATACTATCATAGGATGGTATTATGGCTGAAGTACAACAAACTCTTGATCAAACATTAGAAACTAAAAAGCAAGAAGCATTTGACTATGTCAAGTTGCAGTTAGGCGAAGGCATAATTGACACTGAACTTGATGCTAGTCATTATGAAAGTATCTACCAACGAACCATTGGCACATACAGACAACGTGCTGAAAATGCTTTTGAAGAAAGTTACAACTTTCTTACACTTACCGAAGACACAAACATCTACACATTGCCACAAGAGATTCAATCAGTAAGACAAGTTTTTAGACGCACAATTGGATTCAGCAATGGCGGTGAAGGAACTGCCTTTGAACCATTTAGTGCTGCCGCCTTAAACACTTATCTACTCAATGGCAATCAGATGGGGGGACTTGCAACATATGATTTCTATTCACAGTATGTCGAACTTACTGCCAAAATGTTTGGTGGATTTTTAAATTATAATTTTAACAATGCAACCAAACAACTTACACTGATGCGTGATATAAAGGCTACCGGCGAAGTGGTACTGCTTTGGTGCTATAATATGCGTCCAGAAGTTCAGTTACTCACAGACTTTTCTACACAACAATGGATCAAGGATTACATGGTAGGCAATGCTAAACTGATTATCGGCGAAGCAAGAGAAAAGTTTGCTACCATTGCAGGCCCACAAGGTGGTACTGCACTGAACGGTGCACAAATGAAAGCAGAAGGTACTGCTATCATGGATGCAAAGATTGAAGAACTTAAAAATTATGTAGACGGATCGCAACCACTTACTTGGGTAATTGGCTAATGCGAGCTGAAGAGTTTATTACTGAAGCAGAAATTATTTCTGAACATGAAATGGTATTCAGCAGAAAAGGTAACAAACTCAAAACCAAATGGCGTTGTACCAGTGGTGCTAGACGTGGACGTGTTGTTGGCAATGCAAAAGATTGCGATGCACCTATAGATCAAAAGCGTCGAGCACAAATGAAAGTGACTCGTAAGACCAAAAGCAAACAGGCTGCACGTAAAGCCAAAAAAACAAAACGTGTAAATCCAGCAAGTAAACTGTTAGGCATGCTAAACAAGATCCGCAAACAAACTGTGTCATCAGGCGGAAAAGTACAACGTGCATACAAGCCACCAAAGACAAGCCTAAAAGGCACAGTTGGCACAAAAAAAACAGTAAAGCCAAGAAAATAGGTTGACATTGATTGGTATCCTGTTATAATGATAGCATGGATATTATGATAGATATAGAAACTGTAGGCACAGGACCTGATGCCTGTATTCTTACAATCGCGGCACAGACTTTTGATCCTTTCAGTGTAGGTTATCACAAACAAGATTACTATGCAAGAGTTGATGTTGATAGTCAACCAGATAGAGAAGTTGATGATGCTACGGTAGAATGGTGGGCAACACAACCACAACAAGCACAAGACGAAGCATTCTCAGAAGAAGGCAGAATACCTTTACGTCAAGCTCTAGAAGAACTTAGCAAGATATGTTTTCATTGCAATTTAACATGGGCCAATGGTACGACATTCGATATGGTTATACTTGAAAATGCAATGAAACAATTGGGCTTACCTATACCTTGGCAGTTTTGGAACGTAAGAGATGCACGTACGGTATATAGTTTGTACCCTGACTTGCCAAAACCACGTGCTAGTCACCATGCTCTTGAAGATTGCAGAAGGCAAATAGATTTGCTTCAACAAACAATAAAACATTTGAAGGTATCTGGACTTAAATGATAATAGGGATATGCGGACTGATAGGCAGTGGCAAAGGCACAGTTGGCGATATACTTGTAGAGCAAGGATACAAAAAAGTAAGTTTTGCTGACAAACTCAAAGACGGTGTTGCTACTATATTTGGTTGGAACAGAGCCATGCTTGAAGGTGATACTGATGAAAGCAGAACCTGGCGAGAGCAACCTGATAAATTTTGGTCGAACGAAACGAAAATGGAAGTTACTCCTCGATTGGTTCTTCAATTGTTTGGTACTGATTGTTTGCGGAACGGCTTTTATGATGGAGTTTGGGTAAGTTTACTTAAAAAACACATACTAGACAATCCTGGAGACTATGTGATTCCTGATGTACGTTTTCGCAATGAACAAAACATGATACGTGAGTTAGGTGGCAAAGTCTGGCAAGTAAAAAGAGGTAAGGATCCAGTTTGGTTTCAAAGAGCTATACATGATAATGCAAATCCAGCCACTAGCAATCTAATGATTGGGTTTGATGTTCACGAAAGTGAATACAAATGGATAGATGTCAACACACGATTTGACAGTATCCTACTCAACGAAGGAACAATTGCAGAACTCAAAGATTCAGTCTTGCATGAGATCGCCAATTTTCCAAGGTAAATCTAGTCTTACTATTTCCACACTACAGTTTAAACAAATACTACGTAGATTTGCAAGGTTTGTATTTTTTAAGTTTCCATCAACATGGTATACAATTATTTGTGCACCACTCTTTGCAATAAAATTACAACGATCACAAATTTTTTTCTTTTGATAACCTTCTAGTTGCCAACGTGGAACTTGTGCTTTCATTTTGCGATTTTTGCGTGTACAACTGTCGCATCTTGTGCGATAGTATGTTCTGTTATGCTTAATATAGTTAATTGCAACAAAACGACGGTTACAAGCATTGCAAATGGGTCTATTCATACGGATATTTAGTTGCACAAACCTTTGCAAAGGGCAGTTGTAACCAGCTATTTTGGCAGATTCTTATAAATATCATTAAGAGATTACAAAGCATTCAAAAGGAAGCAAAACATGGCACTAACATCACCAGGCGTAGAAGTTACAATAATAGACGAAAGTAACTATCTTCCGGCCGCAACAAATTCAGTACCATTCATAATGATAGCAACTGCACAAAACAAAGTAAGTGGAACAGGAACAGGTGTTGCCGCAGGAACAACTGCCGCCAATGCAAACAAGCCTTACTTGATTACATCACAAAGAGATTTGGCTGCTACATTTGGTACACCGTTCTTTTACAGTACGGCAGCAGGAACTGCAATCAATGGTTACGAACTCAACGAATACGGTTTACTTGCAGCCTACAGTACACTAGGAGTTAGCAACAGAGCATATGTACAAAGAGCAGATGTTGATCTGAGTCAACTTACTGCTACATTAACTCGTCCAACTGGCGATCCAGCAGACGGAACATATTGGTTTGATACCGGCGTAAGCACATACGGTGCATTTGAATGGAGTTCAACAACACAAACTTTTACCAACAAAGTTCCTACAGTAATAACAAAAGTTGCTGATCTTGTTGGTGGTGTGTCAAGTGGTGTGCCATTGTCAAGTATTGGAAGTATCGGAGACTATGCAGTTAATGTTACCAATACAAACAATCCTGTATATTATAAATCACCAGGAAACACTGCAAGTGATCCTGCCGTAACGGCAAACAGTTGGGTGCTTGTTGGAAGTGATGCATGGAAGAATTCTTGGCCAACTATAATTGGCACTGCAACAAACCCAACAATTACTGCTGGAAATAGCATGATCTTTAACGATATTACTATCACAAGTTCAGGAACAAGTATTACTACTGTCGCAAGTGATATTAATACTGCAAGTGTTCCTGGAGTAAGTGCAACAGTTTTAAATGGAAAACTACAGATATTTGTTGATTCCAATGGATCCAATGACGGATCAACTGATGACGGTAACGGAATATTGATGGTTGAAGATGGCAATAACTCTACATTGCTTACAGAACTAGGTATTGCTACTAGCACATCAAAAGACGGAAAGCCTTATTATGCACCAGTCTTACATCTTGGTTACAACTATGAGAATCCAAGTTGGCAAACCACAGGCACTGAGCCTCATCCAACCGGATCAGTTTGGTTCAAAACAAATAATGTTAACGTTGGTGCAAATTTTGTTATAAAAGAGTACGCATCCGCAACAGACACATTTGGTACACTTAGCAATACTGTTCATTCAACAGATCAAAGTGCATTAAAAGCATTAGATCCATCTGGAGGAGGATTAAACATTGCCGCAGGCACAATATACACACAATCAAATGTACAAGGCAATCTAACATATACTTTTAAATTTTTTGAAAGATATTCATCTGGTACAACACAAGTTACTGGTAACACTACAACTCCAACATTTACTGCGTCAGATCAATTTACTATTCAAGCCAGTGCAAAAAATAGTACAACACTTACAACGGCTGTTACTGCAACACTAGGTGGTACAACCGCAGCTGATTTTGTTGCTGCTTTTACTGCCGCAAATGTTGCAAACACAACTGCAAGAGTATTATCCACAGGTGCAGTACAAATTGAACATACACAAGGTGGTGTAATATATTTAAAAGACACAACTGGAACTCCAGTAACAGATGCAGGTATAGTAACAACTATCGAAACAGGTCAAGTTAGAGCAGGAAACGACAGTAATGTTATTCTAAGTAACTGGATTCCGTTGGGATTTGGAAGTACACCAGTCTACACTGCAAGTTCAACTGCTCCTAGTATTGATCCAGCAGATGGAACATATTGGTACTATAGTGAAACTGGCGAAGCAGACATTATGATACAAAGTGGCGGAACCTGGAAAGGATATCAGAATGTAACAACTGACCAACGTGGTTTTCCATTATCCACAACAAGCCCAAATGGACCAATTGTAAGTGCAACTGCACCAACTAAGCAAAGTGATGATAGTGCTTTGGTCTACGGAGACTTATGGTTATCAACTGCTAATTTAGATGAATATCCAGACCTTTACAGATGGCAAAATGTTGAATCAGTTGATCAATGGGTACAAATAGACAATACAGATCAAACAACACAAAATGGTATACTATTTGCTGATGCACGTTGGGCAGATGATGGATCAACAGATCCAATCACTGGAGATATTGATACAATTAAAACCTTGCTTACAAGTGATTATGTAGATCTAGATAAACCAGATCCTACACTTTATCCTGAAGGCATGTTGTTGTTTAACACAAGACGCAGTGGGTTTAATGTAAAGAGCTTTCAAGTTGATTACTTTAATAGCACTGACTTTCCATTTGCTACATTTGGTGCATTACCAACTGTTAAAGATGCATGGGTAACAGCAAGTGGTAACAACGATGACGGTTCACCTAGCATGGGCAGAAAAGCAGTTAGAAAGATTGTGGTTGCAGCTCTTAAAGCAGGAGTAGATGGCACACAAGAACTACGTGAAGAACAAAAGATCTTCAACTTACTGTGTTGTCCAAACTATGAAGAACTAGCTACAAACTTAGTAGCTCTAAACAATGAGCGTAACAACACTGGATTTATTCTAAGTGATGCTCCAATGCGTTTAGCAGATACAGGCACTGATATAACAAATTGGGCAACCAATGCAAACGGCGACGGACTTACAACTGCTGATCCATACTTTGGTGTGTTTTATCCAAGTTGTCAAACCACTGACTTGTCAGGCACTACAGTTGTTGCACCAGCAACACACATGATGCTTAGAACAGTGGTACGCAACGATGATGTTGCTTTTCCATGGTTAGCTCCAGCAGGTACAAGACGCGGTACTGTTGATAATGCTAGTCAGTTAGGTTATGTTAACGCACAAACAGGTGAGTTTGAGCAAACTGCGATCAGACAAGGTTTAAGAGATACTCTTTATGAGAATTCAATTAATCCAATTACATTTATTCCTGGATCAGGCATACTTAACTATGGTAATAAAACAACATTTACTGGTAGTTCACTTGATAGAATAAACGTTGCAAGACTTGTAGCATTTATACGTGGTAGACTAGAAACAATTGGTAAGAACTTTGTGTTCGAACCAAACGATCAAACCACACGTGATGAGATTAAAAATGCAGTTGAGAGCTTGATGATAGATCTTGTTGCAAAGCGTGGTATCTATGATTACTTGGTTGTATGTGACGATAGTAACAATACACCAGCAAGAATCGATCGTAACGAACTATATGTTGATGTTGCAATTGAGCCAGTTAAGGCAGTTGAATTTATCTACATACCGGTTAGAATTAAGAACACAGGCGAAATAGCAGCTGGTAATGTAGCCAGTGCAGCCGCAGTTTAAAGCACCGTAAACAACGAAAAATGAGGTTTCGGCCTCATTTTTTTGTGGCCAATTTATGATAAATAATATTGTAATAAGGAGAATTTTAAAATGGCCGTATCATCGCTAACAAGAATGACAGTTCCTTTGGCATCAGACCAATCAAGTCCAACTCAAGGACTGTTAATGCCAAAACTAAAGTACCGCTACCGTGTGGTATTTGAAAATCTTGGCGTGTCCACACCTAGAACAGAACTTACCAAGCAGGTAATGACTTTTACTAGACCAACTATAAACTTTGAAGAAATCGAAGTACCAATCTACAACAGCAGAATTTATCTTGCTGGACGTCAAACATGGGATGCAGTTTCAGCAACATTTAGAGATGATGCTGGTGGAAACGTAAGCAGATTGATTGGTGAGCAAATCCAAAAGCAAATGGATACACTAGAACAAGCCAGTGCAAGTTCAGGTATTGACTATAAGTTTATCACACGTTGTGAAGTACTAGACGGTGGTAATGGAACAAGCACACCTAATGTTCTTGAAACTTGGGAATTATATGGTTGTTTCTTAGTAAATGCAAACTATGGTGACTTAGATTATGGTTCAAACGATCCAGTAACAATCGAAACATCAATACGTTATGACAACGCAGTACAAACACCTCTTGGAACAGGAATTGGATCAACAGTAGGAAGAACACTGGGTGACGTCGTAACTGGCTAATTAAGTTAGAGGAGTAACTTATGGCCTTCGGACAAGACTTTCTCAAAGGATTCTTTGGTACTGATTTTCTAAGAGACTATACACATGCGAGTAAAACTTTTCGTAGTAATAACTCGGCCCTTTCTCCACGTCGAAAATTTCTATTTCATGTAGTTTTTAATCTCAACACACAACAAATTCCTCAACTGCAAAGTATATTTCAAACTCAAGATTTACAAAATCTTAATTTGCTGGTAAAAGAAGTCAAGTTACCAACATACAAGTTTTCTGTTGATACCATGAATCAGTACAATCGAAAACGCAAAGTTCAAACACAAATCGAATACGATCCGATCACATGCATAATGCATGACGATGCAAGTGATCTAAGCCGTACACTTTGGTACAACTATTTTTCCTACTATTACAAAGATGCTAGTCAAAAGTATTTTGATGCCGCAGTTACCAATGGCAGTCTTGGACCAAATGCACAAGGTGTTGATCCAGGAGCGGCTTATCCTTATGGATTTAGAGATATCTACACGCAAGACAGGGAAATTAACGACTGGGGATACATTGGCGAAAGCTACATGGACGGTGCTAGAGCTGGTAAGCCAGCTTTCTTTCGTGATATTACTATTTTTGGACTTAACGATGCACAATGGTGTGCTTACACATTGATTAATCCAATTATAAGTTCGTTTGAACATGATACCTACAACTATGCAGAGGGTGCTGGTATCATGCAAAATACTTTTGTCTTTGATTATGAAACTGTAAAATACTATCATGGAGCATTAACAAAATCAAATCCTGATGGTGCTATACCAAGTTTTGGTAATCCAGCAAACTATGACGAGCGACCTAGTCCTCTTTCAAGACCAGGTAGTGCCGCAACTGTTTTTGGACAGGGCGGACTTATTGATGCCGCTGGTGGTATAATCACTGATCTAAGTGCAGGTAACTTAGCAGGAGTCATCGGCGCTATACAGAAAGGCGGAACTGCATATGAAACATTTAAAGGCAGAGATCTGAATCAAATTATAGAAACTGAGTCAAAAAACATTGCACGTAGCGAAATAAAACAAACACTTCCAGGTGCGGCTAGAGGCGTGTTGTTTCCTAATAAACCAAACATACAAGCAGTTGGAAGTCGTGCTCCGGCTACACTTCGTCCGGCAAGTTTAAGTTCCAATGTTACAGGTCCAGTTACTATTAATGATCAAACTGGGTCAAAACCTAGAACAACAGGACCGTAATGGCTACATTAAATTACACAAACCCTGGCACAGATCCTACAGTAAGAGCATTTGACGAATTCTATAACAGAGAATTGGTTATTGATTCAAATGCATATGATGTAGTATACAGTTTTTTTGCAAAGATCTTTACTGATGAATTTGCGGCTAAAAACTTTACGCTATCGGTATTTCAAATAAGCGAAGACACTGGCGAAAGTGTTGAAACTATACTGAATCAACTTAGCAATCAAAATACCATACAAATAACCGCAACACTAGCCTACTATCTTAATAACAATCGTAGCAATACTACCTTACTTGGTGTTTCCAATACTGCTACTCCTAACCAATATGTTGCACGTAACATTTTAGTATAGGTGTACTATGTCTAAGTTCCAACAAGGCACGTACACAGTAATGAATCCTCAGAAATATGCAGGCAAAGGTGCTCCAAAGTATCGTAGTGGATGGGAGCTTGCATTTATGCGTTTCTGTGATAACAACGATCATATTATTACATGGTCAAGCGAATCTCTTGCAATACCTTACATTAACCCTCTTACAGGAAAACCTACACGTTATATTCCTGACTTTTTGATACAGTACAGAAACAAAGCAAATCAAGTGGTTACAGAACTTATTGAAATAAAACCAAAAAAACAGAGCATACTTGAGAGCAAAGCCACCAACAGAGATAGAGCAGTAGTTGCACTAAATTATGCAAAATGGGCGGCTGCTCAAAAGTGGTGCAAACGTAATGGACTAACATTTAGAGTTGTGACTGAAGAAGACATATTTCATCAAGGACGCAATCGGTAATAAGTATAATGAAGACTTGCGAACTTTGTAAAACAGAACTTCAGTGTAGTAAAGATAAAGATTGTTGGTGTATGGATATACCTATTGTATACATTGCATCTGAATACCAAGATTGCTTGTGTCCAACTTGTTTAAAGGAAGCACATGACAAAGAAACTAGAAGAACTTTTCGATTTGCCCACTGATGAAGGACTACCTGAAGAAGTAGTGCCTGACAATGTGCCAGAAGCAAAACCTGAAAACAATCCTATAATGAAAAACACTCTCAGTGAACTTGATAAAGTTCAAGCCGCTCTACCTATGGTACGTGGTTTAGAAGCAAGTGATACTGAAATGGATGAACTTGCAGAAAAAGCAGCCAAGGGCTTTGATGATATGATGGATCTTGGTATGAACGTAGACAGTAGATGGGCCAGTGATATCTTTGGCGTAGCCAGTACCATGCTAGGACATGCAATCACTGCGAAAACTGCAAAACTTAACAAAAAATTAAAGATGGTTGATCTACAACTAAAAAAAGCAACCTTAGACCAAAGAGCTAACGCTAACAAAGAAGAAACTGTGGATGGAACTGGCGTTATTCTTGATAGGAATGCACTGCTAGATAGGTTGTTGAACAAAGACAAAGAAGAGAAATGAGCTCTATTCTGCTAAATACTGCATAGAAGGAACATAAGATGAAATCATTTGCACAATACCTTGTAGAAACACGCCAAACATTTGATTACAGGATCAAAATACTTGGCGATGTTGATGCAGAACTAATAAATGGATTGGAAGAAAAACTCCAACAGTTTGATGTTGTCAGTATGACAGAACCAAAGAGTACTCCAATACAAAAAACCTTACCTGACTTTCCAGATGCTAAAAATGATAGTGTTACATTTATGGATGTGACTTTTAACTATCCAGCAACTCCGCCACAGATTACACAGATGGCAGAACTTCTTGGAATGAATCCAAATCATATCATTATACAGACAAAAGAGTATGCTGATAGTGTAGATGAAGAGCGTAAAGGTTATGAAGAGCAACCTGATCCAGTGCTTGGTACTGAAGAAGGTGAACAACCAGAAAACTCTGAAAGCAAAAAAGCCAGTGAATATTATGCTGCCGATCCACACAAAAGACAAATAGTAGGCAATGAATATTCAAGTGATTTCACAATAGCAGGTGGTAAAACGCCTCCAGCAAAGTTTACAACAGATACTCCTAATAGTGTAGATAGCCCTATTATGGGTACTAACAAGATTCCGGTCGTAAAAGCCTCCAATGGTAGTTCGGCTCCGGAGAATCGCAAAGACGGCCCTCCGGGTAAAAACAAAAAATAAAGGAACCAACAATGGACACTATATACGACACACTAGCAAAACTAAACAAGGTAGCAAATGCACCCGAAATAGTCAAAGAGGATAGTAATGCTCTTATGAAAAAAGGTCTTGAGGACCTTATGAAAAAAACAAAGTTTAACAAACAGGCTGACTACAAGCCATTTGGCAAAGGCGACAAAGACTACGAAACAGGACTGCCAAAAGATGCTAAGAAAGACAAAATGTTTGATGATATGAAGGGTGACATGAAGGCCGCTGATGCAGCCAAAATGAACAAGCAGAAAAACTACACACCATTTAGCGACAAACAAAGTCCAGACGGCTTACCAGAGAAGAAAAAAGACACAAAAATGTTTGAAAAAGAGTCAGACGTTGAAAGAGATGATCGTGCAGAAAAAGCAGGACGTGAAGTAGAGCGTGATGCAAAGTATGATGGTATGAAACATGCTAAGAAGGATGGCAAATCTGTAACCAAAGACATCGAGTATGATGAGAAGCACGACAAAGATGGTATGCATGAAGCAGAAATGAAAATGGTCAAAGGCCCAGATGGTAAGATGGTTCCTCATTTTGCGGCCGACGGCAAAGGCAAAAACGACTTGAAGAAAGAAGAAACAGAAGTTCATGAAAACGCAGGCACACTTAAAGATGCTGCCAGACAAGGCGTACTTGCAAGATTAGCAGAACTAGCCGGCGTACCAGCACAAGAAATTGAAGAAGCACTTGGTACTCCACAGGACATAGCAAACAAGATAATGTCAGAAACTGATCTTAACGAAAGAATGTCACGTGACGAACTTGATATTGATGACGAAGACAATCTAATGAGTGCTGAAGAACTTAAAAAAGAGTTGATCGACGATCTCAATCACTTGTACGACAAAGCCTCTAAAGATGATTTCACTGACACAGATCACATCATAGATGAAATGGGCGACTATTTCAATGACATGCATGTAAATGCTGACGATATGACTCTTGAAGTCTATGGAATGGCTAGAGATTTAGCTGATGCAGACCCAGCAGAGGTTATACAGATGGCTGAAAAAGGTATCAAAGCACTAGGCGGTATGATTGAATCAATTTCAGAAGCCGATGTAGAAGAAGGCAACGAATTTTCAGGTGCTAGAGACGATGCAATCAAAGCAGGCAAAGACAGTTTTGAAGTTGATGGTAAAACCTATCCTGTAAAAGGTGACAAGAAAACAGAAGCCATTGAAGAAGCAGAACACGATGGCATGCCATCTATGAAAGAAATGAAAGCCTGTGTTGACAAAGGCATGACAGAAGCTGAAATTTGTGAAAAGTACAGTGACTGCGACCAGAAAAAAATTAAACTAATGGCTTCAAAGTGCAGCAAAATGAATGAAGGCACTGGAAGTAAAGTATGTGATCAATGCGAAGACGGCAAAGACGAAGACGGTAAAGAGTGTTCTGAGTGCGGCGGAACTGGATATTCAGATCTTGCTGAAGAATCAGAAGAAAAAGTAGAAGAAACCACTTCAGCAGGTTCAGTTGCTACAAGCGAAGGTCCAGACAAGACAGCATTTCCAAATGCAAGCATATATGAAAAATACGAAGGCAACGAAATTGCTCAACGTGCATTCCAGATCAACGAAGACATGAACATAACTGTAAGTGCAGGAAGTGAACAGGAACCATCAATTAACATATCTGCTCAAGGAGAAGAAGCAGCCAAACTAGCTCAACTCTTAAAACTAGCAGGAATGGGCATGGCACAACCGGGATACGGTGAAGTGCAAGTTGATGTAGCAGAAGATCAAGAATTTGCAAACGGTGCTGATGCCACAGAAACAAAAGATGCAGAGTACATGACACAGGACATTGCTGGCGGACTTAACGGACCAAAGAAGATGGCATATCCTAAAGTTGCTGGGGCAGACAATCCAATGTCAGTGCTAGGTGAATCTGAGCTCAATGAAGTCAGCGAAGATCATCTAATGAAACTATATCAAGAGTATAAGGCAAAGTAATGAGTTTAAAAAAGTACATACCAGAAAGCGAAAGAGCAGTTGCATTTCCTATCACAGGTGATGTGCTTGAAGTTGTTGTTAGAGAAGACTTCGACGACGAGATTGCTATAGACTTTCCAGTTGTAGAACACACAGACGATAGTATTACATTACATCTAGATGAATATGCTTATGGCATACTAGAAGACTGTAACTATGTAGGCGATGACACAGACGGTGTGATCGATCCACCTTCAGAAGAACTTGATGAAGCAATGCATCAAAAGTGTTGTTGTAAGTACTGTGGAGATGAGTTATACAAACCAACCACAGACTGTCCATACGATTCACAAGATCCAGATGGTGAAAACTGGGTGATGATTGATGTTGACGGCGATGGCGATGCGGATGCTGCCATCAGTAACGAAGGCTATAGATCAATCACAACCGAAGGCACACTTTTAGAACGCATCAAAGATGGTAAAATATACTGCCCTGATGCGTGTTGTGGTGTTAAAGTTATGGACTGCACATGTGGTGCAAAGTGTCCACATTGCAACTGTAAACAAATACAAAAACTTGCTGGCGACATAAAAATGTTTGAAGAGCAAGCCGATCTTTACAAGCGTATGGGCATACCATCAAGTGCTGAATATTACACACGCAAACTTACTGAAGCAGTAGAACAAACTGAAAAACTCATTGAAGATGTTGAAGATGTTGAAGCTATGATCACACGCAGGATTATGAATCATCCTGAATTTTCAGACATGGTTAGACAATATGGCATTGAGCAAATTACACAGGCAATTAGAGATACTGCTGAATTCCATGGCGACGATGACGATGAGATTGGATCAAGCGATATCAGTGCAATGGTCAATGATACTATTAGAAGTTTAAAGCGTGTAGTTGAAGCAGATATAGCAGAAGCAGAATATCAAGGACGTAAAGTTGAACTTAATAAGCCTATGCAAGGTGATGTGAAAAAGTTCAAGGTTTATGTAAAAGATCCAAAAACAGGAAACGTGAAAAAAGTAAACTTTGGTCATGGTGGAACCAGTGCCAAAGGTAAATCAATGCGTATTAGAAAAAACAATCCTAAAGCACGTAAGAGTTTTAGAGCTAGACACAACTGCGATAATCCAGGACCAAAGACAAAAGCACGTTATTGGTCATGTCGCAAGTGGTAAAAAAGGAAAGTAAACAATGGCAATTACAGTATACTCAGGTGCAATAGCAAACACTGTCTGGAACACAGACAAAGCATCAATATCAACAGGCACTAATAGTGTTACTGCACAAGTAAGATTATCAGGCAAACCGGCTGCAAACGCTAGTTTATTTTTATATAACGACGGTAATCAAGCGAACAGTGTACCAATTATAATATCAGCAAATAGCAAACGTGACATTTGGGTAGGTGTTGGTAATCAACTTACAATATTAGGTGGCAATGGAACTGCTGCGGAAATTGGTGCCGCCTCAAGCGGTAATGCAGGTGTTATGGACTAATGCGTGCTACTGAATTCATCACAGAACGCAAAGGAACCAGTCTAAAACAAGGCAAAATGCCACACACTGTTGAAAAAGCCTCTCCTGGAAGTTTAAAAAACAACGGATACTACGATCTATATCGTGCGAGTCTCGCAATGGCTTCTATGGACAAAGACGGAAATGCTGAGCATGAAATGGACAATGCCTCGTGGTTGGCTGGTGATGGCTATGTAGGAACCTACACAGACGAAGAAGAAAAACTAGCTCAGAACGCTTTCAAATCAATCGGATTGACTGCTAAAAGGCGTCATGCTGAAAAAGGCAGCAGTGAACTGCCTGCTATCAATACTAAATCACCAATTGTGGCTTTCAAAGGATACCCAAGATAATGTACGAGTATCGTGCCACCATAGTCAAGGTAATAGATGGTGACACTGTTGATGTTGACATTGATTTAGGCTTCAATGTAGTCCTACAAGATGAACGTGTACGCATAGCAGGTATTGATACTCCAGAATCAAGAACAAGAGACAAAGAAGAAAAAAAGTTTGGACTTGCTGCCAAAGCAAGAGTAAAACAACTACTTGGTAAAACCTGCGTTCTCAAAACACAAATCAACAAAAACGGCGAAGATATGAAAGGCAAGTTTGGACGCATCTTAGGTGACTTTAACGTTTATGATAGTGCTAAAGATAGTTGGACATTACTTACAAAGATCTTAATAAGTGAAGGACATGCAGTTCCATATCATGGACAGAACAAAGACGACGTACAAAAAGCACACCTAGCCAATCGAGTTAAGTTACTTGAAGATGGCGTGGTAACATGATTACAGGCATTAACTTTGGAGGGTTAAGTACTCCACCGCCAAAACCAAAACCACTTACTGCACCATTGCCAGCAGAATACAAACAACCTTTATTAAACACAACAATAAAAAACCCTGTTCCTAAGCCTCAATAAGTAGTTGTATGAATACAACAAAAAAATATTGTGCGGCTCCGTGGCGTAGTCTACATTTAAACTTTGAAGGACAGGTAAAAACCTGTTGTGCAGGTAATCCAAACATACTTGGAAATCATAGCAGTGGATCTATTGAATCAATACTTAATAGCGATAAGCTAAAAGAAATTAAAAAATCTATTCGCAATGGAGTTCTTCATGAAAAATATTGTGAAAATTGTATTAGAAGAGAAAATATCACTGGCGAAAGCGAAAGACAATGGCACAACAGTGTAAGTGGCGATTTTGATGTTGCAAATGCAGAGATTGATGGTCATCAACCAGATTTGATAGATGTACGCTGGAACAATACCTGTAATTTAGCCTGCAACTATTGTAGTTCATATTTCAGCACCAAATGGGCAAGCATAGTTGGTAAACGTTTTAATCAAACCATAAACAGTCAATATCAACAAGTTATTGACTACATAGAAAAAAACCGCAATACTGTTAAAGAAGTTGCAATGGTAGGTGGCGAGCCGTTATTAATGAAGGAAAATGATAAACTGTTAGATATACTGCCTAATGATGTTTTAGTAACTGTGATCACAAATATGACCGCAGACTTTGAACAATTTCCAGTACCTCAAAAACTGCTTAAACGAAGCAGAGTTGGATGGAGCATGAGTTTTGATAATATTGGAGAAAGATTTGAATACGTAAGATGGGGAAGTTCGTGGGCTAGATTAGACAAGAATGTATCAACAGTATCAAATAAAATTGCAACATCGTCTCATAATGGCGGAATACATGCGGTATACAATATTTACAATTGTACAAAGGTTTGCGAGCTTAAAGATTATGCACTAAAACACGGACTATCAATTACATGGCAAGTTGTGTACGGTGATCAGCTAGATCCAAGTCAGCATAACAAAGAGATAAGACAACTTGCCATTGATGAAATACAAAGATGTAAAAACAAATACAAGGATGCATATATGTCATCATACACAGGAGAACTTAACTTTTTATCTTCAATTGAAGAACAACTTATCAAAGGTAATACAGGTGAAGCAACTACACATGGTATTAAAAAACCTATGTCACCTGATAATATTACACGAAGCAAAGAGTTTATAGAATTTACACAAAAAATAGAAAATGAATGGCATCCTGATCAAAAAGGACAGTTTGAAAAACTGTGGCCAGAGATTGCTCGAGCACTATAAGTAATAGCATGGTAGCAAGACAAGAAGATGGAGTCCTAGTTAAAACTCCATACAAAAAACAAGAATTTACAGAAAAGCAACTCGATGACTTTATGCGTTGTGCTGATCCTGATACTGGTCCACAGTATTTTATGCGTAATTTCTTCTTTATACAACATCCTGTACAAGGAAAGTTGCAATACAATCCCTGGGACTTTCAACAAAAACTTATATATACATATCATAACTATAGATTTAGCATATCAATGATGCCAAGGCAAACCGGCAAGTCAACCAGTGCAGCTGGATATCTATTATGGTATGCAATGTTTAAACCTGATAGTACAATACTGGTTGCGGCACACAAGTATGCAGGTGCTCAAGAGATTATGCAACGTGTGAGATACAGTTACGAAGCATGTCCAGATCATATACGTGCAGGTGTTACCAGTTACAACAAAGGTTCAATAGAATTTGACAACGGTTCAAGAATAGTAGCACAAACCACAACTGAAAACACAGGACGTGGTATGAGTATAACCTTGTTGTATTGTGATGAGTTTGCATTTGTGAGACCAACCATAGCAAGAGAATTTTGGACCTCAATTTCACCTACACTATCCACAGGTGGTGGTGCAATTATTACAAGTACTCCAAACAGTGATGAGGATCAGTTTGCGTTTATATGGAAGGGTGCAAACAAAACTGAAGATGAGTTTGGCAATCAAAAAGAACTTGGCATAAATGGATTCAAAGCATTTAGGGCCTACTGGAGAGAACATCCTGATAGAGACGATGAATGGGCAGAAGAGCAACGTAACATACTAGGCATCGAACGTTTCCGACGCGAAATGGACTGTGAGTTTATTATATCAGATGAAACACTGATTTCTCCAACCACACTTATTGATCTTGAAGGAGTTGCTGAACCATTATACAAAACAGGACAGGTACGCTGGTACAAACGTCCACAGAAAGGTCGAATCTATGTTGTTGCACTTGATCCAAGTTTAGGAACTGGAGGAGATCCAAGTGCAATACAGGTGTTCGAAGCAAATACCACAGAACAAGTAGCAGAATGGCGACATAACAAAACTCCTATCACAGATCAAATACGTATTTTAGTTGAGATTGTAAAACACATCAATGATACAGTTCAAGATCCGCAGAGTGTGTACTATAGTGTGGAAAATAATAGCATAGGCGAAGCTGCCTTATTGTGTATAGAACAGTATGGTGAACAAAACATTGAAGGATATTTTCTAAGCGATAACACTGTGGTAAGTGCTAGTGGTAGAAGATATCGCAAAGGATTCAATACAACCAATCGTAGTAAAATTGCTGCCTGTGCAAAATTAAAAACAGTGATTGAGTCAAACAAAATGACCATCAGTTCACCTAGTTTGATCGGAGAACTTAAAAACTTTGTAGCTCACGGAACCAGTTACGCTGGCAAGCCTGGTGAAACAGACGATCTTGTAATGGCCTGTTTGCTTGCAGTGCGTATGCTTCAAGTGTTAACAAGCTATCATAAAGAATTAGACACGCATCTTACAGATTTCAACGAAGAGGCCTTAGAACCTATGCCGTTTGTGGCAATGTTTTAATAAATACGTACATGGCACAAGAAAACACAGCATCACAACAGATATATGATCTGTTAGTCACTAGAGACTTAGATCCAAAGAGCTTGGACAGTATGGGCAAGCCTACTGTGAATCCTGGCGAAGCAGACCTTTTCTCTTTTGTTTTTTCTGCAAACGGTAACGAATATGGCACAGTAGTTGTGTTGGTTAACGGCGACAATGACCTAGAAGTATACTACGGTGATAACTTAGGCAAAGGCATGGATCCTGGTGACAAAGGCGATTGGTACGACTTTCTTGCTATGCTCAGACAGACTGCAAAACGTAACCTACTTACATTTAGTCTAAACAACATGAACAAACTAAAGTATCAAATGGCTAGCATGGCTGATATCAGTGAGAGCTTGATTATGGAAGCATGGAAAGCTCAAGGCAAAAGCAAGAGCTATAGCAATCAACCTGGCAAAGCAAAAGTAGTCATACAACACTCTCGTGCCATTGGCGAAGGAGAGCAACGTTTTAGAAACATTGCAAGTTTATTCGTTGAAAATGCACAAGGCGAAAGATTCCGTATGCCTTTTGAAAGTATTGCTGGTGCTAAAGCAATGGCACGTCACGTTAGCGAAGGTGGCACACCTTATGATGCATTTGGGCAACACATCAGCGAAACAATAAATGAAATTAAAACACTAGGTAAGTTTGTTCGTGCAAGTCGCAGTAATCAATTTGCACAAAATGAACAGGCACTAGGAATAGTAGAAGATGCAGTAAAGCATTATGCAAATCTAAAACGCAAAGCCAAGAAGATGATTGGCAAACGTGGTTACAAAGAAATATTTTCTAACTATGATCCAGCCATAGCAACAGAATTAGACGAAACAATTGAAAGTGTTAGAGAAGTATTTGTAAACAGTTCAATCGATAGCCGTATCGAAGAAGCATTGCCTATACTAGCTAAAATAAAGGAAAGCACAATGAGAGAAGCAGACGTTTTTGAAAACTGGACCAACCAAGTAATGGAAGGAACATGGGCATTACCCGAAACTGAGAAAGATATGGCAAGACTACAAGAGCTTATGACAAAGCCGTTACCATGTGGACCAGATGGCGAGTATGCTACAGAACAACTTTACGATTTAATCGGTGATGACAGTTTGTTTGATGATATTTACGAATTGTCTCAAAAAGATCCTGATTCAGATTGCAGAGAAATAGTAAAAGCACGTGCTCAAGAACTTGGAATAGACATAGATGTAGAAGTCGGCGAAAGCATCAACGAAAACCCAACAGATCAAGAAACTGCTAGTGAATATCAAGCAGGACAGGCCAATGCGGCCGCAGGTAAAGAACGCAGTATGGCAATGAACTTGGGTGGAGAGAAAACCGCTATGAAACAAACAGCAGGTGGACAAGACATCGAAGAAGGCTATGGCGATAAAATTATTTTCAAAGGCAAAGAAATAGACCAAGACACCATTGAATATGACATGCAGGACTTTGATGATTTAATTTTTGTACTTGAGGATGGTGTAAAATACACAGACGGAACACCAGTGGCTGACAAAGACTATAATGATCTGCATGAAGAATACGACCTTATTGAATGGGTACGTATTGACTATATGGATAGAGTGGCACCACAATATGAAGGCATAGACAGTTTTGTGAATCCAAACGACCAAGATGCTACACGTAGTAAAAACAATGTACCAACAGACGATTTAGATTCTGAAGACATGACTGAGATTCAAGATATCGACACTGGCAAAGAAGCACTCAAAGCAGAACGTGATCCAATGCTTGAAAGAATTCTTTACCTCGCAAAAGGTTAACAAACTCAACCAAAATCTTTGACTATTCCTGTGCATGTGCTATTATTAGTCATGTTTAACTTTTTCACAGATAAAAACTCACCTTTAGATATTACTGTGCTAAATAAAAGTGCAAGTAATGTAGTTGCATTATTTGTTGACAAACATAAACAGGCAAATGATAGAGTAGTAGTTGCTACTCGTAGGCAATAGGAGAAGAAAATGGCTTCATTAGCAGAAATAAGAGCTCGCCTTGCAGCGGCTGATAACAAGCAAGGCAACCAAACAAGCGGCGGCGATAACGCAATTTACCCACATTGGAACATGAACGAAGGCGAGAGTGCAACTCTACGTTTCCTTCCTGATGCAGACAATTCCAACACGTTCTTTTGGATTGAACGTGCAATGATCAAACTCCCATTCAATGGTATCAAAGGACAGATGGACAGTAAGAGTGTTCAAGTACAGGTTCCTTGTGTTGAGATGTGGGGCGATACTTGTCCAATCCTAACTGAAGTACGTCCATGGTTCAAAGATAAAAGTTTAGAGGACATGGGTCGTAAGTATTGGAAGAAACGTAGTTATATAATGCAAGGGTTTGTAAGAGAGAATCCAATCACAGATGACAAGTCAGATAAGTCTATCAGACGTTTCATAATTGGGCCACAGATTTTTCAAATTATTAAGAGTGCATTGATGGATCCTGAACTAGAGGAACTGCCAACAGATTATGCTAGAGGCTTGGACTTTAGAATCAGTAAGACTTCCAAAGGTGGTTATGCTGACTATAGCACATCAAAATGGGCAAGGAAAGAAACTGCACTTACAGAAGCAGAAGCAACTGCTATTGACACACAAGGTTTATATAATTTAGGTGACTTCCTACCTAAAAAGCCAGGTGAAGAAGAACTAAAAGTGATGAAAGAAATGTTTGAAGCATCAGTGGATGGTCAAGCATATGATGTTGATCGTTGGGGATCATACTTTCGTCCAGCAGGTATGCAAAAGCCTGAAGGAACAGCACCAGCTCCAGTAATGGCGGCGGCTGCATCAGCAACAGCAACACCTGTAGAAGTAAGTGCTCCGGCACCAACTCCGGTAGCAGAAACGGCTCCTGCTCCGGTTGCTACACCTGAAGAGATGGGTGCAACTCCAACTGCACCAGTCCAAACACCGGCTTCCCCTGCTGGTAGTGGACAAAAAGCCGAAGACATTCTTGCTATGATTCGTAGCAGACAGTCTTCATCCTAACGGCAAATGAGGGCAAGGTTTTTTTCCTTTCTCCTTGCCCTCATTCTTTTTTATGTTACAATAAGTAAAATTTTAGATAGGAGAATACAGTGGGCAAACCATTTGACGTAAGTAAGTTTCGCAAAGATATTACAAAAAGCATTGACGGCTTATCAATTGGCTTCAATGATCCAACAGACTGGATCAGTACAGGTAACTTTGCACTAAACTATCTAATAAGTGGAGATTTCCACAAAGGTGTTCCACTAGGAAAAGTTACAGTATTTGCTGGAGAATCAGGAGCAGGTAAAAGTTACTTTGCAAGCGGAAATATTGTCAAAGCCGCACAAGCACAAGGAATATTTGTTGTGTTAATTGATAGTGAGAATGCACTTGATGAATCGTGGTTACATGCACTTGGTGTAGATACAGATGAAAGCAAGTTATTAAAACTTAGCATGAGCATGATCGATGATGTAGCAAAAACAGTAAGCACATTTATGAAAGATTACAAAGCATTACCTGACGGTGAACGCCCTAAAGTATTGTTTGTTATTGACAGTTTAGGCATGTTGCTGACACCAACAGACATCAATCAGTTTGATTCTGGAGACTTGAAAGGTGATTTGGGTAGAAAGCCTAAGGCACTAACTGCACTTGTACGTAATACTGTAAACATGTTTGGTAGTTACAACGTAGGCATGGTATGTACTAACCATACATATGCTTCGCAGGATATGTTTGATCCAGATGATAAAATATCTGGCGGACAGGGTTTTATCTATGCTTCAAGTATTGTTGTTGCAATGCGAAAACTAAAACTTAAAGAAGATGAAGATGGCAACAAGATATCACAGGTAAAAGGTATACGTGCCGCATGTAAAGTTATGAAGACTCGTTATGCAAAGCCATTTGAGTCAGTGCAAGTGAAGATTCCATACGAAACAGGCATGAATCCATATAGTGGGTTAGTTGATTTGGCTGAATCAACAGGATTGTTAACCAAACAAGGAAACAGGCTAGCATTCAAAACTTCCAGTGGCGAAGATATCTTACAGTTTAGAAAGGCTTGGGAACGCAACGAAGACGGTTGTTTAGACAAGGTTATGCAAGACTTTAATAAAATGGAACAAGAGCTAAGTACTCCTGAAGAAGTAACTGATACTGTTGAAGAGGAGAATATATAGTGTCATTGGACTTAGCCGCACTGGTATGGAAAGAAACACGTCAATTCATGCACGACACAGGTGACATTAGAGAAGCTGCTAATCATGTAGTTGAAGCTCTTATGACATCACACTCAGCTGAAGAGATTAGAGAAGCATTTAAATTTGATGGCGCCATAAAATTAGCTGTAGGCGATTATCTTGGAGAAGCAGATGAAGATGATTTTGAAGAAGAAGAAGAGGATGAACTGTTAAATCAATATGACGATGATGGTGAATTTAACTATGACGAGTATTAGTATATGTGGTATAGTAAAGTAACCAACAATCTTGCTGAGATTCCTAACTTTATTACTCACTTCGAACAAGAACTACTGATTGCTAAAAGTGAGTGCAAGGTTGGTGGTATCGTTGAAAAGAACATTAAAGCATTACCAGGACTTACTGAGCATCGATTTAATCAACTGCAAGAAATAGAAGCAATTCTTAACTTTTTAAATATCAAACTACGACAGATAAGACGCAAACACTTTCAAAAATATCTAGAAGGATATGCTCGTGCATTGACCAGTCGCGATGCCGAAAAGTATGTTGATGGAGAAGATGAAGTAATAGACTTTGAAACTCTTATCAACGAAGTTGCATTACTACGTAACAAATATCTCGGCATCATGAAAGGCTTGGATACCAAGCAGTGGCAACTTGGACATATTGTTAGATTACGTACTGCTGGAATGGAAGATGTCCAAGTATGACGCCAGATCGTATTAGCATCAAAGGCAAATTTATTTGGTACAACATATGGGTAAAACACGAATTTGATCAAACATACTCACGTCAAGCAAAAAAATACTGGCATCAACTTTTCTTAGAAGATTTAGCAGTTGCAAATTTAACAGTTGAAAAACTCAAACACTATTGTATTGTTGTAAATCCGAATTGGGAAGGTCATAGTGCTAAAGACATTGCACCGTTCAGGTTAATGTTAATTGAACTTGGCTTTCCAATGAAGCAGTTTGGTGTGCTTTTTACATGTTATGAAAATACTGATAGTCTGCCATATCCTGCTGAGTGTAATACAGAAAGACTTGTTTACATTTCTAATTGGCATGCAAATTTAAAAAAACAAAATATATCATGGAAAAATTTGCCCATGGATAAAAAATTAGTTGTGCTTATGCGTAGAGCAAGTGAAAGTCGTTGCACTATTGCAAAGAAACTATTAGACATATTTGATGCAAAGGATATAAGGATTACACTTGGCACGTTTCCTGATATGATTCCAACAGAATGGCGAGAAATGGTAAGTCCGTATCCGTACCCAATGTATGTTGATGATGATCGCGCCGCTAACACAGAACAACATCATCCTCAACATAACTTGTTTTATACTGCACCAGTGCAACTGGTTGTTGAATCTAGTAATGAAACTGACAGGTTATCATGGAGAAATATTTTTATTACAGAAAAAAGTTTTAAAGTATTTGCCTGGCATCAATTTCCAATCTGGTATGCAGTATCTGGTCTAGTAGGAAAAATACGTGATATGGACTTTGATTTATTTGATGACTTGATTGACCATAGTTATGATAATCTAATAGATCCATTCGCAAGAATGGATAGAGTAGTGGCTGAAGCATATAGATTTAGCAATCTTGATACAGTTGCACTACGACAAACACACTGGCAAAGATTAGAATCTAATGCACGACTAGTTGAACAGATAACTAAAACTGCCTACACGGTACAAAAAACAAAGACTGAAAAGTTACAAAATGAACTACTCAAGTTTTGCAAGTGAACAAACTGCTTTTGAACATAGCAAAAAACACATACTAGATTTATTTTATCAGTACGATGATTTCATGGAAAGCATCGGACGTGTTGTTGATCTAGGCTGTAAAAATGAAGCAATGAATTTACAATGGTTTGCCAATGCTACTACACGAGATGAGCAGGCACTTCCTTTGAACATCAAATGTGTAGGTGTTAACAATATCGATAGACTGCATGTGAAACACAAAAGCATAAGTTTTCAAAAAGGCGCACCTGAACTATTTTCTGAGACTAAGAAGAAATTTGATATACTTTTTTGTCATGATACTCTACAATTTATATCAGATCCATATAAAGCACTTAACAACTGGTGGCATATTGCAAATCAAGATGCTATGTTAGTAATTGCAGTACCGCAAACAACCAATGTAGAGTTCAACACTCTTGAATATAATTTCAAAATCAATCACAAATATCATTATACTGTACCAATGTTGATCTATATGTTGGCCGTCAATGGTTGGGATTGCAACAGTGGATTTTTTAAAAAAGATATAAATGATCCTTGGATATTTGCAATTGTATACAGAAGTAACACAAAGCCGATGGATCCTAACACAACTAACCTATATCAACTAGCAGAAGAAACCAATCTACTTCCAGAACCAGCAGTAAGAAGTTTAATAAAATATGAAAGTATACGACAACAAGATTTACTACTACCGTGGTTAGATAAAACTTTAATAGACATGAGCAAATACTAACATGTACGAAGATTTAAGCAATTATCTATGCGGAGTCACAAGTCTACCGGTATTGCCCAGTGCGGTTGACATAGACCTAACAAATGTGTGCAATCAAGATTGTTTTTATTGTAATAGTGCAGATTTTAGAGCAAAATACTTAACAACACCAAACAAAGATAAATTTATTAAACTTATAGATCAATTGAGTACATGGCGTGAACACACACCTCTTAGTGTAGGAACTGTAAGAAGTATTAACTTCACAGGAGGAGGTGAACCAACTGTTCATCCTTATTATCATGAATTAGTAGAATATGCAATTGATAAAGGTTTTTTAGTTACTATTATAACAAATGGTAGTCAACTTCATAAACTTGCTAATTACCTACCAAAAGAAAAAGCAAATAAAATAATTTGGGTTGGTGTTGATGTAGACAGTGGTATTGACAAAACTTACGAAGAAATAAGAAAAAGTCTTACTACTTATGATTTACTACCACGTGTAAAAGAAAATGTAAAATTAGCAGTTGATGCAGGAATCAACGTAGACTTAAAAGCATTGCTTATGGAACAAAACACAACAGATCGAGAACTATACGGATTGTTTAATCTAGTCAAAGAAACAGGTGCAAGAAGTTTACATATACGACCTTTGTTTGATATACAAACAAAAAAGTTATTTAATGTTACCGACGAGCTTAAAAAGAAAATACACAAAATATCTATTGAAACAAATGTCGAATATAGATTACCTGAAAATAGAAAAGAGCCTAGAACATATACTAAATGTCATCAAATGTTTTTATATACTATTATGGCAGCAAATGGAGACATAAATGTTTGTTGTGAAAGTAGAGGAGACAAAACTTTTACAATAGGTAACTGGATGACTGAAGACATTAGAGATATATGGATGAAAGACAAACATCTTGAACTTTACAGTCGTATAGACACTATGAAATGTGCGCCATGTAAACCTAACAAAATTAATAATATTATACAAAAGGATATAGAAAATAACCAATTGCTTGAAAGGCAAATAATGTGATTGTAGCACGAAGTCCATTACGTATAAGTTTTGCCGGCGGTGGTAGTGATTTATCACCTTTTGTTAATCAATTTGGCGGAAGTGTTTTAAGTTCAACTATTGATCGCTACGCATATTGCACAGTTAATTCATCTAGTAGCTATCGTACCAATGCTCCACAAATTGTGGATAGATGTATTGATTTTGTAGCAAAACATACAAGACCGCGAATGCCTATACGCAAAGATATAGAAGTTAATATCTACAGCGAAACCTCCTACGGTAGTGGTTTAGGAAGCAGTAGTGCTTTATTTGTTAGTTGCTTGCATGCTTTGTTTTTTGCTGAAGGCAAGGTTCCAGAAAAAGAGCAACTAGCAAAACATGCAATACACTGTGAACGAGTGCTTTGTGGTTTTCCAGGTGGCATGCAGGACCAGTATTCTACTGTGTATGGTGGGTTCAACTATATAGAATTTGCAACCACTGGCAACAATAAAGTTTCTCCTGTCTACTTAGATTACGATACAAAAAGAAATCTGCAACATAATTTGATACTTTATAACATTGGTGTAAGTCGATCAAATAATACAGTTTTAGAACGGAATATAGATGGACTTACTAATAATCCTAAAATGATTGCTGACACCAAGCAACTTGTTGAAAATTGCAGTAAAGCTCTACAATGGCTTGTCACAGGAAATATACAAGCATTAGCTAAAAGTTTTGAGCAAAATTGGAAAATTAAAAGTGCTTTACATAGTGGTATTGTAAGTAATCCCTTTAGCGAAGTAAGACAAATAGGACTTGACAACGGTGCATTAGGTGCTAAAATAAGTGGTGCCGGAGGTGGAGGACATTTGTTGTTTATAGTTGATGCTAATAACCGTAATCGATTGTTACAAGCTCTTACACCATTGCCTGGACATGTAGAATATTTTGGTTTTACAGATAAAGGAAGTGAAGTATGGACAACATAGAGATTCATCCTAAAGGTTGGGGTAGAGAACTATGGATTGTAAACAACAGAGGATATTGCGGTAAAATATTAGAGTTTAATAAAAACAAAAGATGCAGTTTTCATTATCATTATCTCAAAGACGAAACTTTTTATTTACAAGAAGGACTAATAGAACTTGTTACAAGTTGGGATGATGACATTGAATCAGCAAAGAGTGTTATACTAAAACCTGGAGACAAACACCATATACCTCAAGGACTAAGACATCAAATGATTGCATTAGAAGATAGCAAAATATTTGAATTCAGTACAACACATTATGAATCAGACAGTTATAGAATAGTAAAAGGTGATTAAAAATGTTAGAAAAAGTTGATTATGACAGAACAGACTATCCTACAAGTAAGGTTGCAGATGTATTTCCTTTTGAACTCAGTGAAAATTTAGGACACACATGGATAATCGATGTAGATGGCACAATAGCAGAAGTTAATAGACATCCATATGACAACGATAAACTTTTACCTGGTGTAAAAGAAATGTGGAGCAAGATTCCTGCACAGGATATGATTATAATAATGACTGCCCGTGAAGAATCTGTTAAGGAAAAAACCTTGGCATTTATAGATAGTCATGACTTACGATATGATCGTGCAGTTTTTGGTGTACATCATGGTGAAAGAATTGTTGTAAACGACAACAAGCCGGGAGGTTTGCAAACTGCAATTGCATGGAATGTAAAAAGAAACAAAGGCTATAATTAAGTAGGTATATAATGATAGACACAGAGATGACCAAAACCCGAGCACAAAAGATGGAACGTATTTTTATACTAGAGGATGAAATCAAGTTTGCAGAAAGTTGTTTACGTCCAAGTGCAACCGGACACATACACACTGCGATCGGTTGGATGAAAATGCGTAAGGAAGAATTAATCAAAGAGGTAAACAATGGTTGAATTACCAAGACGAGTCAACAATAAAACTAATCCAGAAGAAAACAAACCTTACAACGAAGCTCAAGGGAAACCTTTGGTACAAACCATAGTTTTGGTTACTGGCGGTTTTGATCCACTGCACAGTGGCCACATTTCCTATTTGCAGGCTGCTAAAGCAATGGGAGATTTTTTAATTGTAGGAGTAAACAGTGATGCTTGGTTAAAACGTAAGAAAGGCAGATTCTTCATGCCACTCGACGAACGTGGAGCAATTATCAGTCAACTTCTAATGGTAGACAAAGTTGTAGGATTTGAAGATGATTACGATGAAGATGATAGTTGTGTTAAATTTATAAAGGATATGCGTGAGTATAATCCTGAAGCAAAAATAGTTTTTGCCAATGGCGGTGATAGGAAACCAGGAACAACACTAGAAGAAAAGGCTGGACTAAAAAATGTTAGCTTTGCATTTGGAGTTGGCGGTACAGACAAGAAAAACAGTAGCAGTTGGATACTCAAAGATTGGGAGGCTCCTCGAGTCGAAAGAGATTGGGGTCATTATAGGGAACTTTATAAAGGCGAAGGTTTTGCCGTAAAAGAACTTGTTATAAATCCACACAGCAGCCTAAGTATGCAACGTCACAAACACAGAAGTGAAACATGGAATCTTGTAAGCGGTAAAGCACATCTACTAACTAGCAACAGAACCAAACCAGATGATCCTTTACGTCAAGATCTTTCACCACCTAATCCAGTTGATATCCCTGTAAATGTTTGGCATAAAGGTGTAAATGATAGCGACCAACCTGCACATATAGTCGAAGTGTGGAAAGGCATTGACCTCACCGAAGATGATATAGAAAGATTTGACTAATGCTAACAGTTTATATAGGTTGGGACAGCAGAGAACCTATTGCGGCAGATGTATGCAAGTATAGTATACTTGAGCATGCAAGCATACCAGTTGATATTGTTATGCTGAAACAAAATAATTTACGCAAACGTGGTTTATACTGGAGAGAAGTTGATACACTTGCAAGTACTGAATTTACTTTTACAAGATTTCTTGTTCCAGAACTAAACAATTTTCAAGGCACTGCTATCTTTATGGATAGTGACATGGTCTTGACCACTGATATTGCAGAACTTATCTCTGAAGTTGATCCAACCAAAGCAGTAAGTTGTGTACAACATGACTACACTCCCCCAGAAGGTGTAAAAATGGATGGTCAGCAACAACTTGCCTATCCACGCAAAAACTGGAGTTCAATGGTTGTATGGAACTGTGGTCATAAAGCCAACAGAAAAATCACCAAAGAACTAGTTAACGACCCAGAAGTCACTGGTGCATATTTGCACAGATTCAGTTGGCTATCAGATAAACACATCGGATCTCTCGGTCCACAATGGAATTGGTTAGTTGGATGGTATGTAGAAGGCAGAGACGGTGCACCAAATTTGTTACACTACACCGAAGGTGGTCCCTGGTTTCCTAATTATGAGAATTGTGCATATGCTGATGTATGGAATAGATATCACCAAGGTTTCAAAAATTCTTTGATATTAGGTAATGCAGAGATTGTAGACATAAGTTTGTCAAAAGATCTACAAAGCAGTCTTATTTCATTATTAGATCAAGCGAAAGATCCTTACAGTATCTATAAAAAAACAAATAAAAAAGAAGCCATTGAAAGACTATTAGATGCTTTTGATAAACCAGAGATAGTAGGAGTAGTAGATGCAGGACTTGTTGAGGAGGAACAAGTGATAAAACCACCAAAAAAAGATGCAATACTGGATAATTTTATCACAGGAGCAAACGGAGTATTTGCAGGTAGTAAAAATCTAGAAAGCATACCAACCAGCACACCTATTGTTGTTCGCGGGATTGCCAAAAAAAGAATAATTCAAAAAGCAGCCGCTGATGGTAGGGACTTTTACTATATCGATACAGGATATTTTGGCAATCAAAAAACCAAGCTATATCATCGATGTGTAAAAAACAGTTTGCAATTTAATATTCCACTTTGGAAAGATTGTCCTGATGATAGATTCAATCAAACAAACACAGAAATATACTCACACACACCCGGAGAAAGTATACTACTGTGTCCACCAAGTCAAAAAGCTCTGAACTTTTGGAATGTGGATTTGCAAGAATGGCTCATCTCCACAGTAAGAGAAATAAAAAAATATACAAAGCGTCCAATTGTGATACGTGAAAAGCAAAATCGTAATATACGCACAAATGAAGATACTATGGAAATGGCTCTATCACGTGATGTACATTGTCTAGTAACATACAACAGCATAGCCGCAGTTGAAGCATTAATCTACGGAAAACCTGTGTTCACAATGGGACCAAACGCAGCATTACCATTGGCAAATACGAACCTAAGCAGAATAAACAGCCCCATGATGCCAACACGATCTGCAGTAAGGCAACTTTGTTGTAACCTGGCATATGGCCAGTTTACTCCAAGAGAAATGGTAAACGGAACTGCATGGCGTATACTCAACGAATTTTACAATAGAAAATGACCACCTGGGACTATGATGTAGTGGTCTATTTAGGATCACTACCAAGAATACAAAATCATAACATCAAAGTGCAAGTCATGCGAGCCTTCGCCGAAGGCGCAAAACGTTGTGGTGTTAAAGTTCTAGTTGATGAGAATTTACGGAATAGACAGGTTTATAATAGTCGTCTAGCAGTGATACTTGGATGGGTAGGCATGAGTTACAGTGGTCCGCACATTTATTTTCGTGATTCAGTGATTCATCAGCAAGACCTTACTGGCGGAAAACTAATGAGCATTGACGGTAGTTGCTTTAAGTTTCATAGCACACACGGCAACATTTGGCTACGTTACAGTCTTGATAATGTATTTTGGAATACTGGTAACTATGCCAATAAGAACAGTTCAAATAAACACTGGAATATGATCAAGCAAAGTCTTAATTTATCTGATTCTCCCTGGCATAACGGTGGCGAAAACATATTGATATGTTTGCAAAGGGACAATGGATGGAATGCAAAAGGTTTTGACCAGGAATTTTGGCTCAAAAAAACTATCAAATTTATACAAGGTCGTACCAACGAACCAATTAAAGTAAGAGCTCACCCTGGTGATTTAAACCGTGATAGAACCAAAACCAAACACGATTGGAGTTGGGTAAATCAATATCATAATGTTGAATTAATTGATAGTATCAATGTTACATTGCACCAAAGCATGAAAACTGCAAGATGTGCAGTATTCTACAATAGTTCAAGCAGTGTACTGAGTGTGCTTAAAGGTATTCCTACATTTGTTGCAGAAGAAAGTGCAGTTACCTGGGACGTTGCAAATCACAACTTAAAAAACATCATGCAACCTGCAATGCCAGATCGCACACAGTGGTTTTGTGATTTAGCACAAGCACATTGGTCATTAGAACAGAGTCGAAATGGCGACATCTATAGACATTTTGAACAGTATCTACCAACCTAGGATACAATCGTTACGTACTCTACCTAGTTCTCTAGCACCCCAACTCTTAAGCAGATCAACTGCACCGTACTGTGTTTCTTTGGTAATACCAGTGTCGGTATGTAATTTTTGTTCTACTACTATTACTGGTTGATGATTACGGATAGTTTGCTCACCGCCTTGTAGTATCTGCATTTCATAACCTTCACAATCAATTTTCATATAGTCAATTCTATCAAACCATAAACTATCTAGTCTTTGCATTTTTACTTTGCCTATGCCTATGGTTGTTTTATCAATGTGTGAATGCCCTGTATTGCCTTCTGTAATAATCATATCTATTGTGGTATCTTCAGTTCCAAGTGCAATTGGCCAAACTTCAATGTTTTCCATTGGTACATTTTTATGTAAACATTCTTGAAATTCTTGAACAGGTTCAATTGCTACAACTCTTGCAAAACGAGTTGCTAGGTCTCTGCTCCATAAACCAACATTTGCACCAATATCAACTGCGACACCAAAATCTTTAACAAAACCTAGACTTTTGTGTCTTACTGGTTCTTGATAGGTAGGAGGACCGCCCTTTTTGATATTCTTATCAATCATGTGTGCAAAGTGTGTGTCTTGGTCTGCAAACCACCATCCATGTACTTGATACATTAGAACTTTACCTCATATCCTGCAACCAACCCTACATCATCTTCAGTGGCTGCTGGTGTAACAAAAACATTGCCATAATTAACTTTTATCATTGGAGCAATGTCTATGCGTTTGTAACCATGCACTACGCCGTATTCTATATCAAGTTGTTTGTATTTGGTACGTTTTCCAAAATATATACTTGCACGTTTATCACTATTATGATATACGCCTGTAATGTAGTTATTAGGCAATTGATACTGTGCATGTGGATGAACACTATTAAAATCACCGTGCAGACCGATATGTGTGCTTAGTGCAATACTAAAAATTAAATTATCTAACACCTTTAACTTCTTTCCAGTATGGCAAATCCAAGTGCATTTTTACATCACGTGGCTCGCTATGTCCGAGGTTTTTTCTTTCACCCTTCATATGATCCATGTATCTTCCAAGTTCACTGTTTACAAAAGGATGTCCTGCTAAACCTTTTAGATCTGGATCAGGATTTAAATTATGAAAATAAGCACCTCGGTTGTCTCTGTAAAGTTTTCGTTGTACGTCAAACAGATAACTATCATGCCATTCTGGATAGTCGAACATGGTATCATTAATATACATGTTGGCAAAGTCTTGCACAAAGTCTTGACACATTGGGTGTGTTTTGTTATAGCCTACCCATCCACATTCACTATGATACTTCTCGCCCCTGCCAAGATGTGTAGTTAGACAATTTTTAGGTGAAACACTGTCAAGGAATGTCATGGTAATCGGACTGTGGGTAAGTGTATCAGCATCGAGCCATATTATCCATTCTGTATCTATATTTTGCACTGCATGATGTATACTAAAAACTTTGTAACTGAAACGTAAACCTTGCCATTTGAAGTGTTTTTTTGGAGACCAACGTCCTTGATTGTGTGGACCTTGTTTGCCATTTGCTTCAGGATTATCTTTGTGTCTAGCAAAGAAGTTTTTACAATGTTCGCTGGCCTCAAGCAGTTCAACTGCTCTAACATTTGGCTTGGTAATTCTAGGTTCACACTGTTCTGTGTACACAACCAGATCAACATCAGCTGGCCAATACTGTTCAAATGTACTAATCATTCGTTGACCATACTTATCAAGACCCGCCTGATGAAAAGTGGTAATTACTGTGTAACGTTTCATACGGGTATTTAACCTTTGATCAATAACATAGCATATTATCCAGATCAGTGTGCCCTTAATAGCAAACCGATAATGGAAGCATTTTTAAACAGCTGTCGAGGTGCTGGTATAACACCTGTTGAAAACTCCCTCGACTGCGATGCTGTTGTTATATGGAGTATACTATGGAATGGCAGGATGAGCAAGAACAAACGGATATATGAACATTACCGTTCACTCAAAAAACCAGTTGTGGTTATTGATGCTGGTGCATTAGAACGTGAAGTAACTTGGAAAATTGCAGTCAACAATATCACCTCAGAAGGATACTATGGTCATACTGAAAACTTAGATTATGATCGACCTAACAAACTTGGTATGCGTTTGCAAAACAATCAACTCAATGATAAAATTCTAATTGCGGCTCAGCATAAAAAAAGTTTGCAATGGGAGGGCATGCCCAGTCTGGAAGATTGGGCCGTGGATCTAATACACAAAATAAGAAAACACAGTGATAGGCATATTGTTGTAAGATATCATCCACGTTGTCCATTTTTTATTCCAACACAACGTTTTAAAATGCTGTTGATGAACAAAGTAATAGAAAACTGTACATTAGAAACACCAATGCAGATTGAAAGCACCTATGATGCATTCAATATTGATTATAACTATCATTGTGTGGTAAATCATTGTAGTGGTCCAGGAATAAATGGAGTAATTGCAGGTTCAAATGTGATAGTTGATAAAAAAAGTTTAGCCTATCCAATAGGTATCGAATTCAAAGACATCGAAAATCCGCCAGAAAAAGATCGAGACAAATGGTTTGTTGAAATCTGTCATACAGAATACACAGTAGAAGAAATAGCAGAAGGTCGATGGTTGACACGATTAAAAAACGCACTTCAGTAGGCGAATACATCGATTGTGCTTGCCTAATACATGATACACTTTATGATTGGAGTTATGTTGACAAACTCTACAGAAGTTTGTGTCGTAATCTTACACCAAAAGTACGCATGCATGTGTTTACTGAAAGCACAAGATTTGTACCTGCAAACTATATCAGACATGATATAGAAGAATGGGAGGGTGTCAGAGGACCAAAACGTTCATGGTGGTATAAAGTGCAACTGTTTAATACAGCACACTGGTCAAAAAAATACACAAAAATGCTTTACTTTGATTTGGATACAGTGATTGTTGGCAATATTGATTGGCTATGGCAAATGGATGCCAACAAGTTTTGGGCTCCAAGAGACTTTAAATATCTCATGAAAAGTTCAAGGTACTGTATAAACAGCAGTATAATGTGGTTTGATCCATATCAGTATCAGTATGTTTATAAAGACTTTGATTTGAAAATGATTGTTAACAATCCACGTTGTCCTTGGCACGGTGATCAAGACTACATTTATAGCAAGGTCAAAGATAATGTTGCATTCTATGACAACAATAGAATAATAAGTTATCGTTGGCAAGCCAAAGAAGGTGGCTTTGACTTTAGATACAGAAAACATGTAAATCAAGGCAGCGAAACCTCAGTGGCAGATCATGTATGTGTGTTGATATTTCATGGGAATCCTAAACCACATGATTGTAACGATGCGTTTATATTTCAGCACTGGAGGTAAATAATAATACAATATACAGTTTTACTTAAAGGAATTTAAATGGCAACTCGAAATTTTAAAGTAGAAGGTTGGAACCACGACGCAACTACAACAATTACTGTTACGATGGGAGGTACTCAAGTTTTTAGTGGTGCAGTCACCACTGCGGTTGTTGATCAATATGATGGTGTTACTCAACCAGATTCTTCAACACATTATATACTATCTTGGGATTATACTAATACAGATGATACTACAGAACAAGAAATTGCTTGTAGTATTGCAGTAACAGCAGGTGCAGCAACTATTGGCCGTGTTCTTGTAAGTTCTGGTGATACTAATTCTGCTAGTTATCCAGAACCAGATAGACCATTTCTTGAGCAAGTTGATAGTACTTGGTACTATTTTGGAACTCATAACCATCCTTATGGTGACGGATCAGACACTGCTTTTCCTGAAAAAAAGAATATACTTGTTGACGGAGCCTCTCCAACATTGACTGCAACTACTACAGAACAAGGATTACTGCCAACAGGTGGAGTAGATAATCCAACATTTGCTGGTTGGCAGTTTTATTTAGAGAGCGGAAGCACAATAAGTTTTACGCAACGTATACCACCATTAATAGCGGCATATGAAGCACCGTAAAACCTAGAGCCCTCTGTGTACTTGCATAAATAAAAGTAACAAAAAGAATTCGCAAGTTGGGAGAAGGCGCCAACATGTTCGCTTGATATACCAAGCGGTTTTAATCAGATCGTCCACTAGTTGGGCGATTTTTTTTATGGCCAAAACAAACAAAAAGGTTGACATATACTTAAACCATGTTACTATAAAGCATAGTTAGAAAAAAGGAAAAACAAATGACATAGCAAAAGTAACGGTTAGGAATGTGTGATGGACTGCGAGAAGCACATTGGGATTTACAAGTCAGGTACGACTCAGGGAATCCATGGACTGAAAGATAGAAAGTACCCGGTACAGACTGATCATCTGTACTGATTGTTTTAGATCAAATTTTTATACAGGAGCAAATATGTCAGAAGAAATCAAAGAACCAATATTAGATTCAACACCACGTAAAGCACAAGATCCAGAGGATCAGGCATTCTACGATGAGTACTTTGCTAGAGGTGGCAAAGTTACTATTGTTGATACCAATGCAAGAACAGAAAGTTATAGTAACAATCCTTGGCAACGATCCAAAGGTAGACCTAAGGAGAAAAAATAATGTGGTATGTGTTAGGCGAAAATGAAAATGGGGATTTTGAAATCTGGGAAGGTCTTACTGCATCAGAAGCACTTGCAGTAAGAAATGAATATTTAAAACTAAAAAAACAGACATGTGCTGGAAAAATGTCTGAAATAGTTGCTAAAACAGGTTGACATATAATTTATATGTGTTAAGCTGTTTATACAGTTAGAAAACAACGTTGCATAGGAGAGCTAGAATGCAAACACACAAGAAAGATTCCAAGACTATAAAATTTGAAACTGATCAGCAGGTTATGGACCGTATTGCTACTCGTTTTAGTATACTACACGACATGACCAAAGCAGTAATTGCTGGTGATGTTAGAGCTATGATTGTTACTGGACCTCCGGGAGTTGGTAAGAGTTTTGGCGTAGAAAAAGAACTAGACAAAAGTTCAATGATGGACAGTATTGCTGGTAGACCAATTAAGTATGAAGTTGTAAAAGGTGCAATGACTGCACTAGGTTTGTATGCAAAACTGTATGAACATGCAGATGCTAATCATGTGTTGGTATTTGATGATTGCGACAGTGTGCTAATGGACGAACTAAGTCTTAACATACTAAAGGCAGCACTTGATTCAGGTAAAAAACGTGTTCTCCACTGGAATGCGGACAGTGCAAAACTTAGATCAGAAGGTATTCCTAACAAGTTTGAATTCAAAGGTGGTGTAATTTTTATTACCAACGTAAAGTTTGAGAATGTTAGAAGTAAAAAACTACAAGATCATTTAGAAGCACTGCAATCAAGATGTCATTATTTAGATCTTACACTTGATACCATGAGAGACAAGTTCTTACGTATTAAACAAATTTGTTCAACAGGTGAACTGTTTAAGGATTATGACATGAGTCAAGATGCACAAGATCAAGTTATCGACTTCATGGACGAAGTTAAGGATAAATTAAGAGAAGTAAGTTTGAGAATGGCGTTGAAGATAGCAGATCTTACTAAGGTAAGTCCTAATTGGAAGGAACTTGCTGAAAACACTGTTATGAGACGCAGATAGAATAGGTTGTCATATCAGATCTAGCTCCTGGACAACCTTAGATGGGCAGTTGAAATATACTGCTCATCTTCTTTAGTATAAGTAACCATATGCCCTTTTGTTATGCACCGTGGACTAATATTGATATAAGCCCACAAGGAGACATTGCTCCTTGTTGTAAGTTTCGTCATGAATTGCATCAGCATAAGATACAGAATATCATGAACGATGATTTGAAATCTTATGATGAGAGCAATTTATTAAACGAAATTAAACAAGATTTTCTCAAAAACCAATGGCCAGCAGGGTGCATTAGATGTCGCATCGAAGAAGAAAATGGAATCGAAAGCAAGAGACAACTTGATTATGAAAGATGGGAAGATCATTATAATAAGCACAATATTAATAAAGATGGGTACATAACTGGTAGTGTAGCATTTGGAAACACTTGTAATCTAGCTTGTATTACCTGTGGTCCTGGTGCAAGTAGTAGGTGGTATAAAGAACACGAATTGATATATTCGAGATCAGTGAAACCTGTACATTTTTATAAAGAAAACTTTGTAACTGACTTTATCTCGCAGTGCCCAGATTTAATTCACCTTGACATTTCAGGGGGCGAACCTTTTTTGAGTGGTGTGGCACAACAAAAAGAATTATTAGATTTTTATATAGAAACAGGACAAGCAAAAAATATTACTATACATTACACTACTAATGCTACAGTATATCCTGATCAAGAGTGGTGGAGTAAATGGAAAAACTTCAAAGAAATAGACATGCAGCTAAGTATTGATGGGGTGAATGCTCGTTATGAATATATTCGATATCATGCAAGTTGGAAAGATCTTGAAAAAAATGTGGATCAATTTGTACAAGCAGAACACGACTGTGGTAATCTAAGGCTAAGTGTAAGCCATACTCTAAGTGCATATAACATATACTATCTAGACGAGCTTTTTAATTGGTGCAAACAAAAAAGATTACCTGCACCGTGGATCGGAAGGGTGCATAGGCCAGCTCATATGAGATTCAGTGTGTGGCCTAGCAGTATCAAGAAAAAAATTGTTGATTATCTTAGTAAATCACTTAACAAAGAAACTATTGTATGGGCAAACTTTTTAAAAAATACTGACGATAGTGAATACTTCAGCGAATTCGTAGAAAAAACATATGCACATGACCAGTACAGAGGAAATAGTTTCTCTGACACATTTCCTGAATTACAAAATCTTATAAAAAATCATGGGTAAAAGACAACAACATCCAATGAACAAAGAGTTAGAAAAACGAAGTAAGTTTTTCTGTCCAGCCAAATGGACTGAGCTTTATCTCTATTTAAACCATGGCAATAGCAATAGTTGCCACCATCCAATTCCGCATAAAGTCCCTGAGAACATGTTGAATGATCCGTTTGTTCTCCATAACACTCCTCACAAACTAGAAATGCAGCAACAGATGTTAGATGGTATTCGACCCAAAGAATGTCACATGTGTTGGCATATCGAAGATAGTAATCCAGATGTAATTAGTGATAGACTTTTAAAAAGCAAAGAATGGAAAAACGAAATACCTTATTTGAAAATAGATCCGCACTACATTCCAAAGTTTATAGAGGTTGTGTTTGATAACATTTGCAATCTAAACTGTAGTTACTGTGATCCTGGGCAGAGTACTCAATGGGCTACAAAAGTACAAAAAAATCCATTGCATTTAGAAACAGATTATAGAAACCTGTATAGTAAGATTCATATTAAAAACGCCGTTAGTAACAACAAATATGTTGATGCATGGAACCAATGGTGGCCAGTGATTTCACACGAAGTTCAAACTTTAAAAATTAGCGGCGGCGAGCCTCTTGTCAGTAATAATTTTTGGAATTTTGTAGATATTTTGATACTGGATAAGTATCCTCATTTAAACTTTAGTATTAACAGTAACTTTAGTGTAGATTCTAATTTTGTTACAAAATTTGTAAATCTCAGTGATTATTTCAAACAGATTAAAGTTTCTGCTAGTTTAGATGCCGTAGGACCAATTGCTGAATATTCAAGACAAAATTTAAATTATGAGTTGTTTTTAGACAATACTTACAGATTTTTAACAGACTCAGTAGACAATTGTTTTTATAAACTTCAGAGCACGGTTAATATTTTAAACATTTTTGGTTTAAAAGACAAATTTCAACTCGGTATTGATCTAAGAAAACGTTATGGAAATAAGATTAAAAGTTTCTATACCACTGTGGTAAGATTTCCTGAATTTCAATCAATTAAATTGCTTCCCACAGAATTGCAAACACAACTCAGAGACGAACTGGAAAAATGGTATAACGAAAATAACGATTGGTTATTAAACGATGAAAAACAAGGAGTGCAAAAAATAATTTCATATTTGACAGACTCTCCAGAATTTTTATACAACCTTGATAAGGACAAATTACAAGTAGACTTTAAAAAATTTTTACTTTATTACAATAAAACCAGTAAGCATCAATATCAAGATATATATCCTGAAAGTTTTTTACGATGGATAGATTCGATCGAGACTTAATGTTCAAAAAATATTGCCCACTTTCATTGACTTAATACAAAAAACTATATATAATTACTACATGAAAACGGCAACACTAATAATAAATGATGAAGTGAATCTAAAGATATCAGGATTGGATCTTGATGTTCGTAAAAAATTAGTTAACACTTTTAAATATGACGTACCACATGCAAGATACCTGCCAGCAGTGCGTCTTGGGCGTTGGGATGGTAAAGTTGCCTACTTTCAAATGGGTGGCAGTACCTACTTAAATTTGTTGCCTGAAATTGTTCCTATACTAGAAGATTTCAATTACGACGTTGACATACAAGATAACCGTGAATACCAAACAGTATTTCAGTTTGATTCGGTTGCAGAAGATACTTACAGCGACATTATGTGGCCAAAGAATCATCCTGCATCCGACACTCCTATTGTGCTAAGAGACTACCAAGTAGAGATCATAAACAGTTTCTTGCAAAACCCACAGTGCATACAAGAAGTAGCAACAGGTGCTGGCAAAACAATCATGACTGCTAGTTTAAGTGAACGTGTAGAAAATTATGGACGTAGTATTGTAATAGTTCCTAACAAAAGTTTGGTTACACAAACAGAAACAGATTATGCAAACATGCAACTTGATGTTGGAGTATTCTATGGTGACAGAAAAGAGTTTGGACACAAACATACCATATGCACATGGCAAAGTCTAAATGTATTATTGAAGAATACAAAGAATCAAACAGTTGATATTACCATACATGAGTTTTTAGAAGATGTAGTTTGTGTAATAGTTGACGAAGTACACATGGCAAAAGCAGATGCACTGAAAACACTGCTAACTGGTGTAATGGCTAAAGTACCATTGCGTTGGGGACTAACAGGAACAGTACCAAAAGAACTATATGAATTTCAAGCATTGCATTGTAGTTTGGGTCCAGTTATAAATCAACTAGCCGCAAGTGAGCTACAGGAAAAAGGCGTACTTGCAAACTGTCACGTAAATGTTGTACAGTTGGTTGATCATGCAGAATTTACAAACTATCAGAGCGAATTAAAATACCTATTTGAAGAAAAAGGGCGATTAGATACCATTGCAGGCTTGGTTATTGAAGTAAATAAAACTGGTAATACATTGGTATTGGTTGATAGAATAAGTGCTGGTACAGAACTGCTTAACCGTATGGGCGATGACGCAGTGTTTGTAAGTGGTGCAACCAAAGCAAAAGACAGACAGGAAGAATATGATGAAGTGGCTACTGCGACAGGTAAAATCATTATTGCTACATATGGTGTCGCGGCCGTGGGTATTAATTTGCCACGTATATTCAATCTTGTCCTTTTGGAGCCTGGTAAAAGTTTTGTACGGGTTATACAAAGTATTGGCAGGGGTATTCGGAAAGCGGAAGACAAAGACCACGTACAAATCTGGGACATAACATCAACTTGCAGATTTGCAAAAAGACACCTAACCAAACGTAAAGCATTCTATAGAGAAGCAAACTATCCGTATAGTGTAGAAAAACTAGACTGGAATGCATAAGGAGAAAAAATGAGAATACTAACACTAGACAATACTGTGTTTGAAGTAGATACACTGCCAGAAGAGATAGATGACTTGCGTTTTGCAATTTTTGATAATAGTGATCCACAAAATCCAGATCATTTGTACATACCATTGATATTTCTAGAAACTTTCAATTCACCAGCACTGGTGTTACGTATTGGAGATCGAACAATGAAAATGCCAATTGATTGGCAGGTATTAATTGGTGAACCTGATGTAGGTGATTTAGAAATGTTACCACTTACAAGTATCAATGATAGAGGATTTAAAATATTTCAGTTCAATCCATTGACCAGTTTCAGACCTAGTTACATGAATATTGAAATAATCGATGTTTATCAAGATGTGACTTGGTATGTACCTAAACTGAAGAATGGACAGATGTTGGCAGTACCAGTTGAAGACAAAAATGATCCACGATGTGCATACTTTGTTAAAGACATCAGTCGCAACTGCGAAATTGTAGAATACAACAAGGCATGGTAAGATGGAATTTTCCAAAGGCATATGGCATGTATTGACAAAACAAGTTGAAGATAGTATAATACTAGCAATTGTATTTTTCTTTGGCCATGTACTGATTGCAATGGCAGTTGTTAGTATAGTTACTGGAGCAAGTTTTTGGGAGGCAGGAGTAGTGGCACTGATCGAACCTGCAATCAACAGCATCTGGTTTTTGTTATTACACAAGATATGGAAAAACTACAGTGAG